AGCACTACCACTAGCATCTTGTTCAGCAAACATTGATATATTTCCACCTGTAGGTGTGTGCATAACTGGAGTTAGACTAAAAAGATTACCACTATTTACTCTTATATTACCCACAATGTGGACAACTAATCTGTTTCCAACTTCTTTTGGTGTAAAAGAAACCCTAAAAGAATTATCTATTTCTGTCCAATTACTATTACTAAAATTGTATACACCAGAAGAACCATCATCAAAAGCAGATTGAATTACTCTACCAGCACTACCACCAGCACTAGAATTAGAACCGTCACCATAATAAATAGCCATTATGATACCTCCGTTAAATTAAATTTATACTTTTTACCAGAACGGTTATTTTTTAAGAACAAGTCTGATTCTCCTTCCTGTATTGTCCAGTTACCCCATGTACCATCGACATCGTTTGAATGTCCTTCGTTAGATAAGTGAAGGTCATTGGTGTAGACGTTTCTCCATCGTTCATTTGACGCTCCTAAATCATGTGAGTTGTTGCCATTTGGTATAAAATTACCAGCAAGTTGAGCACCCCATGATTGAGTCCAAAATTTCTGAGTACCATTATGATAAAGGTATACTTTACCTCCTCCTTCACATTTTACTGCGTCAGCACCGTCAGCAACTTGAAGGTAAATGTCATCGTAAGAATCTAAATATATATCTTCATCTGCATCTCCTGTAGTTTCAATTCTTAAATTTCCAGTACCAGAGTGTTTAACGTAGCTATTATTTCCATCGTGATACATTTGTAGGTCATCACTATTTCCAGCAGTAAATTTACCAGCGTCTTTTACAGTAATAAAATCATTGTGATTTTCAAAGTTACCATATACTCTTGCTCCGTAACTAGTGGTCTCAAACTTTTTATTGTTATTGTAATATGCCTCTACTGCTCCGTCAGTTATTCCTTTAAGTATATCCTCTCCACCTGTACTTTTTACATGAAAAGTGCTTGCTTTAGCAATTAAAGAACCTGTACCTGTATCTTCAAGAACAGAATTATTACCATCGTGATAAATTTGTAGGTCATTACCAGCACCAAGATATATTTTTTGATCATCAACAGTGTTCATTACAAGATGAGAACTAACTCTAGCTTCACCTGTTACTGTCGCACCACTTGAAGTAGTCTCAAACTTTTTAACGCCATTATAATATGCCTCTACGGCTCCGTCTTGATAAGCTTGAAGCATGCCTTCAGAGTCGGCAGCATTAGCAACATTTAATCTAGATGTTTGTATAACTAATGATCCAGTTCCAGTATCTACTATCCGAGAATTAGATCCATCGTGATAAATTTCTAGATCTCCACCAGTACCAAATATTGCTTTATCGCTATCAGCAAAGTCAATATCGTTACCATTACTTTGTAAGTCACCGCCTAGCTGTGGACTTGTATCTGATACTAAATCTGTATTTACTGTCTCAAACGTAGGATCTGCTCCGTTGTTTGCACGTAAGAACTTACCATCACTAGATCCATCTCCATGAGTTAATTTAGCAAGTGTTATAGAATTATCTGCAAGTTTAGATCCAGCTATATTTGCACTTGAAGTAATATGACTGTTATCTATTTCTGCTGCTATTTTTGCTCCTGTAACAGCATCGTTTGCAATCTTAGCTGTAGTAACTGCATTGTCTGCTATCTTAGCTGTAGTAACTGAGTCGCTAGAAAGTAAACTTGAAGTTATAGATCCAGCGAGTTTAGCAGCAGTTACTGCACCGTCTGCAATCTTAGCTGTTGTAACTGCACCACTTGCTAGTTTAGCTGTACTGACTGTTCCGTCACTTGGTGTACCAATACTTACTGAGGCTCCGATGGTGATAATAAAGAAGTCAGCACCACTAGCAGGGGCGGCAGAAAAGATAATATCATTACTAGATATAGCAAATCCTTCGCTGGGTTGGCTTGTACCTGAGTTAGGTTTTTGAATGACTCCATTGATGCTAACAAGCATTTGTTGAGCATCTTGTCCGGCATTACTAAGAGTAAATCTATAAGCTGATCCATTAAATGTTGCACTGCCTCCGCCTGTACTACTTGAGCTTGATAATGTATTTATAAAAAAGTTACCTACTGATTGGGTCTCTTCCCATGCATTAGAAGTTCCGTTATATACAAGTAATTTACCTGAGCCAGTATTAAAGAATAAATCACCAGCGTCAAGACTACTTGTAGGGTTCGTCGAACCAACTCTATATCTTTCTGCAAAGTCATTTATATCTCCACTTAAGGTTTTAACGTCAGCTTCAGCTGCAAGTATTTTATGGTAATTATATGTCTGACTAGATCCAGTCGAGCTAACCATAAGTCCTACACCAGCTGCAAGTGTTTCACTGTTTAAGCTAGAAGGAAAGTTGTTTATAGTTACTGTTGAACCACCTACAGTTCTACCTGTTGTACTACTACCACTACCACTTACTACAATACCAGCTGCGTCTGCTATAGAAATAGCAACACCTGATACTGGTTGTGTGTTAGGAAATGATACCTCGTTAGCTATTGCTTCAAATCCACCAAAAGGTAGTAATTGTGCAGCAACATAATCAACAACAGCTCCAGATGTTGGTATCTGTGTGTCGCTATTAGATATTGTTGTTTGCTTTAGATCACTAGCTAATTTAGCAAGGGTTATATTTGCATCTGCTACTTTTACTGTTGTTACGTTAGCGTCAGTAATTTTTGATGTTGTTACTGAGTTAGACGCAAGTTTTGCATCTGTAACTTGAGCACCAGCTATGTGTGCTGTATCTATTGACCCGTCAACATAATGTTCTGAGTTAATTTGATCGTCAGCTATTTTAGCTCCAGTAACCGCATCTGCTGCTATCTTAGCAGTAGTCACGTTACTATCAGCTATTTTTGCAGTAGTAACTTGGTTGTCAGCTATGTTTGCTGTTGCAACTGCGTTAGCTGCTAACTTAGCTTGTGTTACATTTGCATCTGCTATTTTTGCAGTAGTCACGTTACTATCAGCTATTTTAACAGTAGTTACGTTTGCATCTATTATTCTATCTGTATTTACAGAAGCGTCAGCTAATTTATCTAAAGTAACTTGGCCTGCACCTATTTTAGCAGTTGTAATAGAGTTAGTACCTAGTTTAGACGTTGTAACTGCACCTGTAGCTAATTTATCAGACGTTACGTTTGCATCAGTTATCTTAGCTGTAGTTACTGCATTGCTTGCTAAGTCTCCAGCTACAATAGTTCCGTCTGCTATTTTGGCAGAAGTAATTTGACTGTCAGCTATATGTACTGTGTCTATACTCCCGTCTACATAGTGTTCGGAGTTATACTGTCGTCAGCTATCTTTGCTCCAGTTATTGCATCTGCTGCTATTTTTGCAGTAGTAACATTTGAATCAGCTATATCAGCTGTAGCTATTGTACCATCTACTAAGTTAGCACTTGCTACTGTTATATCAGTTGGTAGCGCACCACTGTTTAACTTAGCCATAGTGACAGCATTGTCTGCAATCTTAGCTGTAGTAACATTAGCATCTGCTATTTTAGCTGTAGTGACATTTGCATCTGCTATTTTAGCTGTAGTGACGTTACTGTCAGCTATCTTAGCTGTAGAAACTGCTCCAGCTGCTATTTTGACTGTTGTAATTGCACCGTCAGCTATCTTACCATTAGTAACCTGACCATCAAAAATATGCTCTGTTCTTATAGCATTATCGGCAATTTTTTGCTCAGTAATTGCGTCAGCTGCTATATCAACTGTTTTTACTGCACCATCTTTTATGTCAGATGATAATATTGTCTGATTCTGTTCTTCTTGTGCAGCATATAATAACTGCGTCATGTTGTTGTTAAGATCGTCTGCCTTAACTGATGACCCTGCTGTGTAGGTTGCCTTAGCACTATCTACATCTGTATCACGAAAGATACGTATTGCAGCTGGGCTTGCTGGTATGTTGCCTGATGTAAAGACAACATTACCGCCGCCGGTGGTTGTGTAGCTTGTTATATTATAGTGTGTACTGACTGTCTTAATGACGCCATCTACATCAACTTTAATATCTTCTACTTTATAAGAAGGGAAAGAAAACGATTTAGTTGCGTTTCCATCCCCAGTGTAATCTACGAATGTTGTTGCCATTATTTATAAATGTTGAGGATGTTAGAAGTTTGTTCTTTCTTTAAATTACGTTGTATTTTCTTTTCTTCCCTTTCTTGTGATATAAGTAAAGCTTCTTGTTCATTCATAACTCTTGTCCAAGCTTTTTTACGTGCTTTGTCAAATAGTTTACCTATAATTATATTATGATAATAGTCTCTAGGCTGGAACTCAGCTCTTCTACCAGAGTTTATATCATTATACATTTGTTCCATAGATGCTATAATTTTAGGATCTTTAGCAAGTCTACTTAACTTTACTTCTAATCTTTCTCGTCCGATTTCTTGTTGAAATCTAGAACGTAGTTTAGGACTATCAGTTAGATCATCACCATTAGGTGAATATAAAACTGACATTCTTAGGTCATAACCACTATTAAATAGTAAAGTTCTGCCAATACTAGGAGTCAGATTAAACGCTACAGGAATAAAAGCGTTATAAGCTCGTGTAATAAAGTCGTGATTTTTAATAGGTCTACCATTAAGTATATCATACTTTATAGGTAAATCCTGACCCGGTAATTTTTCACTCATTTTGTTACGGTTACGTATAGAGTCAAATATACCAGAGTTTAGCTCACGTGTATATGGTGTAAATATTTTACCTAAATCATTACGTATACCAGCTAGTGGTACTTGGTTATTTGCAAAGCCTGCTATAATTCTACTAGCCTGACCGGGTTTACCACCGAATAAATCAGCAAATGACTGTAAGCCTGCTAAGTATGATTTACTTGTTACACCTTGAGATAAGAGTAAAGATACTTTAAGTAAGTTATCTTCTGTCCACTCTTCACCCATAAGTAAACTAGCATCACCTATGTCAGCTATCATAGACATAATTTGGTTGAATGGTTCAAACGAATCGTATTCTACACCGACATCTCCAAAGTAGATCATGCGTTGCTGATAACCAGCGTCCATCCATGTCTGTCTTTTCTGCCTATCGACTGGTCCGTTTCCTGTCATTCTACCTGTCATCCATGCCCATGAAGCCATACTTACTAAAGCAGAGCCCATTGCCAATCGGCCTGTTTGTAAAGCCTTTGCATTAATTAGGTCTTGATCTGTAAAAATACCATACTGAGACAAGTTGTCTAATGGTTTACCGGGTCTAGCAAATGCTATATCGTTAAATTCTTTTACAAGAAAGTTAAATCCGGGTGTATGTTTAGCTGTAAGTTTTAGTCCGTTTACACCAGTTCGAGCAAATAAAAAGAAAGGTTTAGCCCAAGGGTTCTGTTGGAATACAGAGTTTAGGTTAGCAGCAAATCCTTTTAAATCTTGTGTTAGTGTAACTTCTTTACGTGCAAACTGTGTAGCTTCGTCAGATATATTTCCATCAGCATCAAAGATATCACGATAGAAATAGTCTTCGTATGTACGTATTAGGTCTGGAGAAATATCTATATGGCTACTAAGTTTACCAGCTTGCTTTTGATCCATAGCTGATATAAGAGCTTTTTCTCTCATCTTAACTCTACCTAGTATGTATGCAAAAGCGTCGTCAGTTGCAGCCATAACTTTAGTAGAGTAAGTCAACATACTAGCGTTGTTCATAGTACGAGCCATGTTTGCCATTCTAAATGCTGCTTTATCACCAGCACTAGCACGATCACTTTCTGACCATCTACGTATTATTTCCCAGTTATCATCACCTTTTGTATACTCAGAAAATCTAGTCTTTACAGTTGCAAGATCACCTGACCAGTATGAGTTAAGTCTAGTTTTAAACAACTCAAACGACTCAGGTATAGCTTCCATCATAGCGTTCATAGATGCAAGACCTACACGTACACTTCTGCCGTCACCAGTGAATGGAAATCTAATTAGTGCACCTAATGTCTGATTCATAGGACGTAAAAACGTATGAGTAGATGTACCAATAATAGCTCGCATAGGAGTCTTAGGTGAACTCAATACACTGTGAGTAAACACACCCTGTAGTTCTCTTATTAATGCACCTGACTGTGCTTTACCTTCAATCTCACCACCTTTTATCATCTTTCTAGCCCATGCGTCAAAGTCGTCAAGACTATTGACTGTTTGCATAGAAGAGAAAGCCTCGAATAATGCCATTAATAGGTTGCTATCTTCTGATTTATCTGCTATATTTAGTATACTTTGTATTGATTCACGTGTATCAACCATCTCTTCTGTTAGTGTTTTAGTCAAATATTGACGTTTAACACCAGCTCCAAGTTCTCTAAAGTTCTGTGATTTTATAATTCTAGCTTTTTTTACTTCAGTAAGTGCAAAAAACATAGTATCTCTAATAGCTTCTAGTGTACTATCTGTATCTGCTAAGTCAACAAAGTTACCTAGTTCTCTACCAGCTATACCTAGATCACGTACCTGTTGTAATAATGTACCCACAACCATGTCAGCTACGACAACATTCTTACTTGTAAGTGTTTCTACACTATCTACAAGGTTGCCATCTATATCTGTCATAGAATATGCGTCCATATTTCTAAGTAATTCTTCTAGATAATCTTCTGGTTTCATGTCAGCTGCATTTCTACCAAGCGTAATACGTTGATGTGCAGCTATTGAGTCACCAAATGCTTCTACTAATGTAAGCCTATTCTTTCTAACTTCATTAATAATAGCTTGATACTTGTTGTTACTATATAGTTTACGTAAAACTTCATCAGCTACGTCTTCTGTAATACCAGCTTCTTTAGCTGCTCTTGCTCTTTGTACAGCAGTTGTTACGTTTCCAGCAGAGCCATCTTCTGCACCCCACTCTTCACGTATTCTTTTGTTATTTTCCCATACAATAAATGGGTCATCTTCTGACAGGTGTGCTCCCTGTTGTGGTTCAGCTAATGGTTTATTTTTACTAGCTCTAAATCTTGTCTCATTTTCTCTGAGTTCTTCTAGACCTTTAGCTAATGTTTGATTGTCAACACTTTGTTTACGATCACCTATTTTTTTAACGACTGAACCTTTACCTTTACCTAGTAACATTGCAGCACCATCAAATATAAGACCTATTCCCATGCCTTCTACGATGTTTTTTAGTTTCATCATAACAGGATGGTCAGCATCTTTAGTGCTTAATGGTGTATCTATCCAACCGTAGTGGTCACGTAAACTACCGAGTGCATTATGTCCGTCAGACTCTTTAGATACTAAGTCAGATACAGCACCAATACCAGCTGCACGTACTAAGCTGTTTGCACCTAGCAATGCTTTTGCACTAGCACCTATACCTAAACCTATACCAGCTGCGGCTGCACCTTTAGCTGCGAGAACTGTAGCTCCAGCCATAGTACCAAAATGTACCACACCTCGAGCTAGTTTACCCCACCATGTTTTTGTAATTATTTCGCTTTGACCACCATTTGTAAATGGATCAAAGTCAGGTTGATAATAACCTTGTTCTTTAATTTCTTTTTGTCGTTGACCAGTAACAGCGTCTATAGTCCGTTCTGCAAAAGTTGTACCAGACGATAAAGTGTCTTGTATACCACCAGAAGGTATAGAAGCTAATTCCTTAAGTACACCCTTAACACCCCATCTTTCTGAATCACGTGGATCTTCTAAAGCATCAGCGTCAGCATCTAGATTATTCTGATAGTCAGCCTCCTCTTGCTCCATCGCAGCAGATTGTGTTAATGATTCATCTACAGAAAGCTGTGTGTTAACTGGTTGTTCGTAAGAAGCTCCGTACGGGTTTTGTTCCTCTAGTTCTTCTTCATTCATTCATCTTCACCATAATAAAAATACTTACCCTCGTCGTCAACACTACCATAATAAATCCAATCCTCTGCGGGAATTGATGAATATAATGGAGTATTAAACTTACTATTGCTTGAGTCAAACAAACCTTCTAAATCCGATTCATCTAATCCACTGCTACCATACAAGTCCATATCTAAACCAGAGTAAAGCTTTTTCATTTCTCCTGATGTCAGTATATGAGCCATGTATAATTTTTTTTGATTTTCTAATGTAAATGTAGCTGTCTTAAAATTTATGCCACTTATATACCTAAGCTCTTCTATTCGAGCAGCATTTAGCTTAAATGAACCAAAGCCTGATGCACCATATCCTTGTTCAGCAAATCCACCAGCTTTAACTATGTCTTCAATAGTTGTAGTATCATAATTTAAGTTTGGCATGCCTTTAGTTGGACCTACACTTCCAAAGTTAGGATCTTTACTTTTTACAACAAAGTCTGGTAACTCGTCAAAC